AGCCACCGCCGCCACCGCCTGCAATGTATTTTGATTTAGTCATGGTTAAACCTGATCAACGTCAAGGCCAGCAGAGACAACTGCCGATCCAACAAACACCCTTCCATAGGCTATTGGAACGGGAACACCCTGACGGGAGGTGTTTGCGATGCCGCTGAAACTGTTTGATTCCAAAAGTGTTGGCGCTTCAGCCGTGCCTGGCATTTTTGGTACGGGCGAAAGCATCTGAGCGACGCCAGTCAGCATCAAACCAATGCCGATTGTTCCGGCAGTCGCTACTAATCCTGCGCCGCCAGCGGCTACTGCAGCACTGCCCATCACAGCAAAACCACCCTTTGCAAACGAGAAGCCAACAAAAGGGTTGAAAACTGCCACACCAACTAACACCGCACCAAGCAAAAACGAACCAACTCCACGCCCAGCACCAGTCATCACAGGAGCGATACTAAAAACGTCTTGCTCGCTCCAAGGGAGCAGCATTCCTGAAACGTCTTGTCCATGAATCTTTTGTTTGCCGACTGTTACTCGGTAAGCAACGCCACGTTTTTCGCTATCAATTAACCACTGCTCAAGCTGCGGAAAATTAACCAGCAACGCACGCATGGCGTGGGCGGGCTGATCCGCTACAAGCGCAGATCGTGTCTTTCCAGGCAGTTCGCGTAATGCGCCGTAGACCTTAACGACTTTCATGCCTCAAGGCGCAGGCTGTGTTCTTTAGATAATACCCGCCGTAAACGTCTCTGCTCGACAACCGCCCTTGCACATGATGCAAAACCTGTTGCTCACCCAAATAAATTGCTGCATGGTTTGGCACTGGAGACACCAACTGCATCAACAACGCATCTCCACGCTCCACCTCCGCAAGCGGTATTTGCCGAAAGCCTTCCTTCTCAAAGTTTTCTAGATAGAGGTTTTCGCCATGCTCCCACCACTTGTCACGACGTGGATAATTACGCAGCTCAAGCCCAAACTCACGCTTGTACCAGTCACGGCACAGGCTGTAGCAGTCCACCACACCATGTGAGAACTCACGCCCCACATAAGGCAACTCAAAGCCTTCGGGCTCGCAATAGCCCCAGTTCTCAGTGTTTGGGTTGACGATGTGCCAAGGCAGCCCGCTTTGCTCGCAAGCAACGCGATCAGCTGGTGATGGATTGTGGTTCGTAGTTGGATGACTGTGGATCACTGCAACGATTTCGCCTTTGTCCTCTACCGCTGCATAGTCAACCGGGTCAAGGACAAAATGTTCGTCCGGCGTGTCTGCCAAGTTTTTACAAGGAAAGTAACGACGCTTGCCCTTGATTACAGCTACCAAACCACAGCACTCTTTGGGGCTTTCTTCTTTTGCATGAGCCATGATCAGGCTCATAATTGAAGGCGGCAACATCATGTAAGCAGTCCTGCTCCAGGGAACGACCCAAACGGTAGTTCGCCGTTTTCGCCAAAGCGTTTCTTACAACTACTAAGCCGCTTGCCGCACGCATCCTGCGCCAACGATCCAACGCTGTTGTCGTTTACGTCAAAGTAGTTGCTGCCTGTGTAGCTGCACTCCGAGCTGCGGTACTGCCATTGGCAGATGTTTGCTACGACCTGGCGGTTAGGCAGTTCCTTGTTGGACAAATCAAATTTGCTTGCAAGCTCGAAGCTCACGACATCTCGTGATTCGGTGGCCTTGCGGTCAATAAACCACTCCTCAACAGGGAAGGTTGCGTAAGGGTCAGCGGCCGACTCACCGTCAAGAAACTTCTTCAACGTCCTGATCCGCTTGACCTTTGCACCTGTCAGGTCATTGCCTGGAGTTGTCAGGTTTACGCCCAACAAAAGTGCAGTGATCGCGCCATCTAAGTTGGCAACCGACAAGGTTGGCCGTGGCAATGTGCCGGTGTTTGTGTACTCAAAACCCTCAGCCTTAACTGGAAGGCGAACGTAATCGTTGCTGGCCCAAGCAATGTTGCCAGTTACATCGGCGTTAGACCCTGCGTGCCAACGCAAAATGTCATTACTGCCGTGCAACGTGTTGTCGTAGTGCAGCTCAAACAACTCAATAATTGCGCTTGGCGCTAACGCCGAAAGGTCAGCATAAATTGAACTGATTGCTGTCCAGACAACGGTGTTGTCGGTCAGCGTGCTGCCAATGTCTGTAGGCCAGCTAGGTTCCGAGCTGCCTGACGTTCCAGCAGTCGAACACTCGAAAACTAAACCGCTGTTCTGTGATGTGGTGGCGCGTCGAACGTCACCAACAGCAAAAGCGGTACTAGCGGCCCAAGCGGTGTAAGCCATTAAGGTTCAAATACTTCGCGAAAGGTTGCGTTAATTGTGGCGCGATTTGCATATGGGATCGACTTTGACCAACGTTCACAAATCCATTTGTAAGTAACGGACGACCCAGGAGGCTGCCAATCAAATGATGCGTTGTCGGCAGCGCGAGCGTCTAGAAATGTCTCAATAGTGTCAGAGTCTGTCTCAGTAATGTTTACAAAAGACAAAGACCATTGCTTTGGATTTTGATTAATCCCCAGGCTGGTGCGTTGCTCGTAGCCGTCTCCAAATTGCACCTTGCGAACAACCGGAGCACTATTTTTTTGTGCGCCGTAATCAGGAGAAATGTTTGGGAAAGTAGCCATCAGCTTGAGAGTAAACCGCCAGGGCGTTTTTGTTTGACTAGCTCTGCTTGGACAGCAGCGCCAAGCATTTTTCCAAGTTGACTTGCTTGTTCTGAATCACCCTCAACAGAAGAGCCAGAAGCATCAACGTTGACCACTACGTTACTTGCGCCACCAGATGATTCAACGCCGAGCTTACCGTTGGCACCACGACGCAACGGCATGATCGCTTCGGGGCCAGCCTCGCCCATCAGGCCCATGCCATTAGCCATCGGGAAAATGGTTGGCTTGTTTACGACTCCGCCAGAAGCAAAGGGAACAATTTTGTTTTTAGCCATAACACCGCCATCAGCAAAAAGGCCTAACAAGCCGGTCCCTCCGGTGCCATCAGCGCCAGCAAAATTGCCAATGCCAGCCCGCAAGAACATGCTTGCCATCTGCTTCAAAATGCCTGACAGGGACTCGCCTAAAGACTTTGTGCCATCGATCAAGCCTTCAATGGCATTAGTCAATCCAGTGGCAACAGTGTCTTTAATAGATTCAAATAGCTTTTGAGTTTCAGTTAGCTCAACGTTTAACTCATCAACTTTTGCCGGTTTGCCGCTAAGTAAACGGAGAATCTTTTCATTGGCTTTGGCATCTAAATCCAAGAGTCTTATATTTTTTTCGCGGGGCAACAAAGTGCTTTCTTCAATTTTTTGCTTGTCAAATGCAAGTCTGGTACTTACTACTGCAAACTCATTACCGCTTCTTCTTGCCTCGTTTAGTTTTTCAGCCAAGCCAAGCAATGTTTGCGATGCATCAATACGCTCTTTTTCCTTTTTCAATTCAGTAGTAGTAGTGGTAACCCCAGGCAATCCACCTGCCGTTTCAGGCCGCTCAATATCTATCCTTCCTGCAGCCTTTGCCTCTTCAAGCCTTGTTATAGCAAGTGCAACACGGTTTCTTGCTCTATCAAACCGAACCTTAGTTCCTCCTCGGCCTGCAGTAAGCGTTGACTTATCAATACCTAAAAACTGTTCAAAATTTTTCGTTGCGGCGTCAAGTTCTCTCTGAGCTTTGTTAATAGCACCTTGAGTGCCAATGCCTAGAAAGTTGTTTAAGGCGACAATAGCATCGTTAATTGCCGTAGCAATGCTGGCAAATGTTGTCTGGAATGCTGCGCCAATTGGTTCCAACAATGTACCAAGATTTTCTTGTAATTTTCCAAGCTCTACTTGTAGTTGATCGCCTGCAGATTTAGGGCTAGAAGCAATAATTTGAGCCGTTTCTCCGTAACGCTCAAAAATTGATTGTGCAAAAGTTTGAAAATCTTGCAAACTAACTTGCCCATCTTCAAGAGCTTTATCTAGCTCTTGAGGCGTCTTGCCTATTGATTCAGCAAACAGAGTAAACGCACCGGGAAGCCTTTCTCCGATTTGTTGTCTCAGCTCTTCGGCTGACACCTTGCCTTTAGAGAAGACCTGCGCTGTTGCAGTCAGTGCAGAGTCAACATCTTGCAGTGAACCACCTGTAGCCCTGACTGCAGCAACAATGCCATTAAACGCAGTTTTTGTATCTTCAAGGTTTCCGCCTGCACCTAGGACAGATGCCTGTAATTTTGTAAATTGACGGGTAATTATGTCTTGCGGAATTGCAAAATCTTTTGTTGTTTTTTGTATAAACTCAAGACTGCTTGAATATTGTTGCTGACTTGTTGTTACACCTTGCAGCGCGATACGAAGCTTGCCAAGATTAGCTGAATACTCAGCAGTTGCTCCTAGCGCCTGTCTAATTTGACCAACCTGAGCGCCAATTGCCGCGCCAACAACAGCACCCCCAGGGCCAAATGGCAAACCAATCGCCCCGCCTAACATGCCTTCCGGCCCACCAAATACACCACCAGCCGCAATCGCGCCAACTCCTTTTGCTAGTCCAGCAAGCCTTCCTCCCTTGCCTGGGCCTTTCCTGCCTTCCGCCTTTTGCAGTTGTTTGTCAAGCCTTGCCGCCTCAGCCGTGGCCTCTTTAAATGCAGCACTGCCAATTTCAACTTGCTGCGTAATATCACGCCAAGCGTTTCTGTAACCACGAAGGTTTGCAATACTATTTTTCGACGTTCTTTGAACTTCTTTTAGTTCTTTTGATATTTGATCAAACGGAGCCGCAGCACTTTTAGCCTGTCGCCCTAGCCCGTTTAAAGTGCGCGTTAATTTATCAAGACCAGCATCGCCAGCAATTTCTATGACAAGTGTTAAGTCGGTTGTAACCTTGGCCATCAGGAGTCCTTCTTGTTCAGGCTGGCGAGTGCGGTTAGTTCCATCACCTGTACGCCTTCAAAAAGAGCGACAGGATCCTTGACTTCATACAGTCTACAGAGGTAGTCCAGCGACGAGTAATTTAATCCAGAAACCCCGCCCATACTGACATTCCACTGCGTTTGCATTCTTAAGAACATTGCAACAATATCCCAGTTCTCTTCCCACACCTCAAAATCCGCAGCCTTACGTGCCTTACGGATTGCATTGATCTCGCCAGGGTCCATGCCCTTAGCCATCAAGTCATCAACGCTTTCATCGAAGACACCGCCGCCTTCGCACCAATGCTTAGCGGCGGCCTCTAGTTTTTTGCTTGTGCCCCCGTAAGGCTGTCTGAGTAAGCAGTAATTACACCACGCAAGACATAAGGATCATCAAACAACTCAGCTTGTGCTGCCTCGCTGTAAACGACCTCATCCCCATCCTCGTCTTTGATCCCTTCCCAGCCTTCAACAATTTCGCCAATCAAAGCATCATCGCCTTGCTCAACCAAATCATTAAAAGCTGAGCGGCTCATCTTTTTAAAGATTGCCGTGAAAGTTTCTTTCTTGAACTTGCCGCCGTCAACAGGAACGTCGACGGCAACAGGCCACTTGTAAGAAGAAACTTTCTTGAGAACAAAAGCCATGCAGATTAGGTGTAAGCGAGTGTCAGCTCGTTGTTACCAGCTGAGCTTGGCACCATAGTAGTAGGAAGGTTCAACATAACAATGCCATCGCTTTCGGAATATGTTGGATTGCCTAGTGACAAACCAGTCGAATTGGAGGCCAAAGTAATAATGTTGCCTGCGGTAGTCCCATGCACAATGCTTAGGTTTCCAGCAGTGCCAGCTACAGCAAGCGCAAAGAAGTCTTTGGTCGCAAGTGTTGGGCACTCAACAACAAAGTTTGCAGTAGCAGCGCGATCAGTAATTCGCACGTCTTTGCTTGAATTTACCAGCTCTCGATAAACCACATTGTTGCCTACGTCAATTTCAGCTGACTGAAGAGCAAGGTTTGTCGCAGAGAAAAGCGTAAACCCGTTTGTGTTGGCAGCGTTGAAAATTACGGGATCAACTTGGTTCGACACTGTGATACTTGGAGAAGCAGTATCAGTTGGGGCAACATATTGCCCAGTCATCGTGAAGTTGATAACCGGAATTTGGTTTGCATTAAGGCTAATTGCAAACGTGCCACGAGCCCCAACGACTTTGTGCCGGATGCCATCGTTGTCGATGTACATCGTGACGGACTCAGGCGTCGTTGAAATCGGTGCGTAAGTAACCGAAGTTGACGAAACAATGGTCTCGCCAAACCCACAAGCTTCAATCAACGGACCATATTTAGGTGCTGTCCCAGCAGCACCAGATCCTGAATATTCAATTGTGAAACTAACAGTAACGCGCGTGTTTGCGATCAACTGAGCACTGTTGCCCAAAAAAGGACGAATTAAATTCCGAGAGAGAACGTCAGACTCGACAGGGTTGATTTCAAGAGATGAAATCTTACCAATCCCGTTTGAGGATCCTGTTGGAGTGCTGTCTGTTCCGTAAGTTGACTCGGTTTTAGCGAGGATCGACCTCACTCGGGCTAGCTTTACCATCTGTGAGGTCTCAGTAGAGAACGATGTTATTGCATCAGTTTAAGTTAACTGCTTCCGCAAGCCAACCTTACGCTGATGTCAGGTCAACGCGGCTTGAGCGATATTTGACCAGATAATCCATACTAACAACCCCCAACGGCACATCAGCTTCGTACAAGCTGAAGTCAACTCGATCAGGATCAATGTCTAAAGCGTAGCTGTTGACTGTGCTGTCAGCCATGATCAACTTATGAACCTGCTGTGAAAAGGTGTCAGAGGCGTCGTCAGGAACGCCAGAACGAACCAGCACCGTCACCCTCACACGCAAGGTCCATTGCAATTTATTACTGAACTGTTCGGACGGTTGGTCCGACACCGGCTCAACAATGATTGCGGGCACTTCGCCACGCGCCAACGGTTCAACTCTGCTTCGGTAAACCGTTACGCCAGTAGCAGAATCAAGGTTCGTTTTAATTCGAGCAAGAATCAATTCACGCCTTGTGTCGGCCATTAGTCCTTACTCAACAAAAGCTCAGAGAACAGGCCATCATCGATAGGGCGGTTTTCCCTGACGGTGTAAGCCTCAGATGCAACAGTAATAGAAGTGCCGCGAGCAGCAGAGCTTACGTCTGAAGTTTTTGCCATTAGCAAATACTCTCGACTTAAAGCCACACCACCCGCGATCACATCCACAGGCGAATCAAAGATACCAACAAAATTGGAACCCCCATTAATTTGGCAGGTAGTTCCAAACTCCTCTGTATTTAGAAAAGCGAAGGTATCTTGAAGAGCCATAATTAGCCGTACTTCTTAGAGCCAAAGGCGACAACGCTAACTGCGCCAGCACCTGTACCACCTGCAACGGTGACACTAGCTTTGATGAAACGCTTGATCGAATCAGTGTTGATACTGATTTTTTCCGTTACCGCAGCGTTGGCACCACTAGTGGTAAATCCACCGCCACTAATGTCGGTGTAAGTACCACCGGACGTGTCGCACTCAGTCAATTTGACTGCATAGGTAACAGAGCCGCCACCAGCCTCGGCATCAAGAGAAACAGCGATGTCGCCCTCGTAGTCGAGCAGGTCAATAGCAGAACCAACGCCTGTGGCTGTCACCACATCGCTTGGCAGCACGTTGAGAACTTCTGTTTTAGTCCCCAGATTTTGAATCGTCATTAGTTGCCTTCCTCCGGCGTTTGGGTTTGACGGGTTGTTCGACTTCAGGAGGTTCGTTGTAAACCTCCGCAAGATCACTACCGATCAGGATGTTGGCGTCGGCTAGGGAAGCCTCAACGACTTCCCCAATCCGAACCACCTGACCCGCTAGCACAACTTGCTTACGGATCTTGATCTTCATGATCAGAGGGTGTTGTTACCACGGCTGAAGGATTGACCATGGCGGGCTGCCACGTCAACATCCTGCAGAGCCACAACACGGACAGTGCCAGAGGTGCTGCCGGTGTAAGGATCAACCATCAGATCCAAGCCAGAGAAGTAAGCCATGATCAGGTCGGAGAAGTTACCGAACCACAGATCGTTGCTTGCAACTTGGTTTGAAACTACGGCGCGATAGCCGTTGACTTCATCACCTGTGTAGATGAACTGAGCAGTGTTGCTGGCTTTTTCTGCAGTCTTCAGAGCACCGCGCATTGCGGCATTCATCAGATAAACAGGTGAGCCAAGCAAGGCGTTTGCGCCAGCGATGTCAGACTCAAGCGCAACCACCTCAGCGAATGTTGGGGTGTTAGCAGCAAAGTCTTCGGTCAAAACACCAGTGGTGTCCTTAAGACCCAAGGGCTGGTTAGAAGAACCGGAGCCATAAAGGCCAACGCGGTCAATTTCCAAAGCAAGCACCTTGGCAAGGTCGCCACGCACCATGTTCTCCACGTCGATGGAGGACTGGATCAGCAGACGACGGCTGAAGTCGGTGAAAGCACCACAGGTCTTAGGCGTAAGCGCAACCTGATCGATGGTTTGCTGTGATTCGGTTGGGGAACCGGACTCAGCAACCCAGTAAGCAGTCGCACTGCCTGACTGACGAGGGATGTTGACATTGCCAGAAAGGCCAGTCAACACACTTGCGCCAGCTTGAGTCAGTGCTGATGCGTTACGCAGAAGGTCAATAAAGTTGGCTGCATCCAACTCAGTCTCAACAAGGTTGCCACCGGCAGTAGCCGTGCCAACGTTGAGGTCACGACGCATTACGTCAGACGGGACAGTGATGCCACGAGATTGACGGCCAAGCTTGGCTGCAGCGGCTTCAGAAGCCTCAATTTCAAACCCAGCAGCATCGCGTGCAGCGCGATCACCAGGGTTGCTTAAGTAGTTGATGGCACGCAGGAAAGAAAAGCTGCGAGCTTCTTTTTGTGAAAGGCCGATTTCACCAGCGGTGGTGTCAACGGGCTTGGCGTTAGAACCCATTTGTTCGATAAGAGCGGAGCGAAGTTCGTCAATGCCGCGAGAATTCATAACGAATTCTTGGGCAAGATCAATGTTGTGAGTGCGCTTACCAAGGGCAAGCATTTCAGCAGCTTCTTTTGCTTTGGCCTCGGAGGCCTCAGCACGAAGAAGCTCCAGGTCTGGAGTTTGTTCTTCCATGATGGAAATAGGAGTTGTAGTAGGTACGGCTGAGGCCGTAGACACAGTTTCAACAGGGTCAAAACTGCGACCGATGCCAACCGATTGATCAGCTGGCACGGTCACCAAACTGAGTTCAAACGGCTGGAAAGAGGTGGCCCGATAAGTCATTGGGGTAGTTGACTTATCTTCCTCCATCTCATTGATCTTGTATCCAAAGCTGACGTTCCTGATAATTCCGTCTTTGATTAAATCTTGCATTTCGCGGCCAAGCTCATTGTTAGCAAGCTTGACTTCCGCGTAACCGCGCTTGTCTTTAATGTATGCACGCTGCACAACACCAACAATCCGATCAGCATCATGCTGATAAAGGAGTGGGGCACCGTCATTTAAGCGAGACAAGTCCATCGCTTTCTCTGACATTTCCAGCACTTCCATGCCGAAGTAACGCTCAACAGGCTCCTCAGAAGCAAACGGGAACTCAATTGTGCGGTCTTCTTTCTCAACGTAATCAGTGCTGTGCGCCCGCGTTAACGCCGTATCTTCAAACATGCGGATCGCAGCAATCTTGGTAAGAGTGCTGAATTTGTGCCCGACTTTTCTATCTGTAGGCTCACCGTCGCGATACAGAGTAATTAACGCTGCAGGGTCTTCAGCGGTTCCAGTAATCGTAAAACTTGAATCAGGGACATCAATTGTCCCGTTACGTTCAACACGACTGATGCGCCCGCGAGCTGTGCCGCCGCTGCTATTCCAAGAAACAAAATCTCCAGTTTTAAGCGCATCAGGCGCAGCGCGTTCAGTCATGTTTTCAATAGTTTCCGTGCTATTGGGATCATAACTACGCTCTCTTGCTTTTTTTATTGATTCTGATTTTGAGTTACTCCAGCTACGACCTGCAGCGCCTCCCCATGCAGCAAAAGCAACTCTGCCTGGGCTTGGATAACCATCCTCCCCAGAACTAAAACCCTCGCCTTCAGCATCTACCGCATGACGAGCGTGCCAAGCAGACATCTCAATAACAGTGTCAGGGCTAATTTCATCGCCAGACAGAATCTGAGAGGCGCGACGAGAAGCAACTTCAGTGCCACCTTTCTCGCCTTCTTCTTTCCACTGACGATATTTTTTTGCTTCTGACTTCATCCCCTCAGTTGGAGACAAGTTGATGTCAGTGCCGTTGACGCTAGCCATTAGTCATCCTCCTCATGAATTTCAGGGTGTTCTGTCTGCTCGACAGGTGGGTTTTGTGCTTGGCCTGCCTTGTTAACAGCACTAGGGTCAGAATCCAAGACAATCCCAAGCTCATCCATAGTTGCAAGCTCATGGGCTCTTTGACGCATGGTCTCCTCAAAATCGCCACCGTGTAAGGCGACAACTTGAGACAAAGTCATGATGCCTGACCGGACCATTGACTTATACGCTTCAGCTTCTTTTTGCGGGTCTACAAACTGCGCCGCTGGTGCAATCCATTTCGCTTCGTAGTAACGATCAGGATCCATGTCAAAGGCAGGCATCTGCAAAACACCTGACATCACGGCCATTTCAATCCAACGCTCATAAATTGGTTGGCACAATTTGTCGATAACGTATTGCTGCAGCGTTTTGTAATGAGCCCGCGTCTCAATCAACTCAAGACGAGACGAGCTGTAGTTACTTTGCGAAAAATCGCTCGACACTTGTGTGTAGGAGCAACCAACACCAGCAGCCACGGCACGCAACATCTGCGCCACAAATGGCGTAAACGCATCGTCTGGACGCTGAGGCGAGAAGAATTGCATCTCTTCTCCTGGCGCAAGGCGACGGATACTGCCAGGGGAGAAGTCCAGAACAGACTCCTCTTGATAAGTGCCATCCTCAAACAGCTCTTGATCAGGAGTACGAACAAAGCCCATCATCGCTGCGCTTGAACGTGCAGCGATAATTTCTGCCTCCTCGTAGCCACGCAAGTTGTTTAACCGCATGATTGCCGAGGCAAACGCAGTCACCCCACGGGTTTGACCAGGACGGTCAACGGAATACAAGTGAATGATTTCGTTGGCAGGAATCCGCGTCCGACGCTTCTTAGCAATCTGCGCGTAACTAAATTGATAATCACCAGGGTGATAATTCAAGAAGTGATAAGCCACTGGGGCTGACCACTCGTCAAGCTCAACGCCCATACGGACGCGATTGCCGTTTGGCTCAAAGCCGGTGTAATCATCATCAAGCAAATCTGCCTCGATGACCTCTAAGCCCAACGGGATGCGGCTATCGCCAAAAGACTGGCGGACAAGGCGAACAAAGACCTCACCCGACTCGACCATGCTGCCGATGCACAGCTGCTGGATTTGAGCCCAAGACAAGGTGCCACCTGCGTGGCAGTTCTTGGCTTTGCTCCATTTCTTAAATTCGTGCTCAACAATTGGATTTAAGCGTTCATCAAGGCGACCGCCTCGAATCATTCGCACTTGCGCTTGATGCTTAATGCCTTGGCCAACAACGTTGTTTTTAACAGCACGCAACGCAGATTTTGCAAAA